AATTCCCCAATGCCATTGCGAATAGTGACGCGCTCGCCACAATCAAACTGATAGATTGATGCATGCAAATCGCGTGCCTTACATGCTGCTTCCAATTGATGAAATGTCATGTGATGCACAATCTCCATTATGCCGCTGCCGGTAGGTCGAATTCCGGTTCATCCTCTGTCGGCACATATCCTGCTGGCAAGTCAGCAATTCTGATGAGTGATACAAACTTCTTAGCGATGACTGTATTGCCACCAGAAATCTGTACCGTGGCTCTGACGGTACCGCCATCGCTCATTGGCACTACGCCGCTAAATCCCAATCCGACAGCGCTACCAAATGCGACAATCTGATTAACCTGATATAGCGTGGCTTCATTTCTTATGATTGCCAATCGCACTTGCTGCTGCGCTACGCCAGTCGTGGTACCCACGCTGTAATCCAGCCTGTAAATACCATTCAATCCGGGCGGGATGACTAGCCTGTTATTCGCGTCATCAAAGAATTGGTCTGAGTCGTATAGAACATCTGCACCCTTCAATGTGACACTAGCAAATGTCGCATCGCCCGGCTGAGTGTCAGCAGTAGTGAAATAGATACAGCCGATAAGAGAAGCGCCAGTTACCAAGCCATTCACGGCATTAGTAACTGGCGTGCCCCATGCTTGGGACGCAATAATTTCCTTTGGCAGCGGGGGAACGAGCAAAGGCGGCTTCGGCATTGCGTACCCTCTGATATAAATGTGGGTTATACTAGTGTAGCAGGGGTAGTGACTGGACACTACCCCTGCTCTTCCCCCTAGAAAATCTTAGTTAGCACCACCACCAGCAGAGCCAGTACCGCGATGAGCGTTACCGGGACCGCCAGCGCCAGCATCATCAGCCTTCGCAGAAGGGGAACCTTCCACGCCAGACTTGCGATGAGTAGCATTATGCACAGTCTCCAATTCGTCTACTAGGTCTGCGATTGCAGACATATCTTCTTGCTCATCCTTGATAGCAGCAGCCATCTTAGCACGAGAGTCTGCTAACGCAATCGCGATATCCTCTCGCTCTGGCTGTGGGGCAATGACTGCCCCAAGCGCACCCTGCGCCTGTGCCAGTAGCCTTGCTGACTGGTGAAACTTGATGAGGGTTACGGTAGCAGCCACCCGTTCCAGAAGGTCGGGGTTGCTCTCTGCTGCTGCATGACGCAATCCCTTGATTGCATCGCGTGCAGCATCCAAAGACTGCTGGCATGACACTGCGAGCATTTGCGCCTCGTCGCGCCTATAACTCACAGTTATAACATCATCCCACTTCTCGCCTTCTGCCAAATCAATGACAGCAGCAGCGATACCATCGAACGGGGTCTTTTCAATTCGGGGCACAGTCTACTCCTTACGGGATGGAATGCCATCCCATGTCCACCCGCAATCTGGGCAACGCCAATCGCGGTACTCAAAGTGATAGTGAGGCTCAACAGGAACCCTAGTAGCGCTAGGATATGGCTTGCCCGTATTCGGGCATCCCCCACTGTGAGCATTCTGCCCACCAGCAGGGTCGTTCCAACGACCGCAGATGGCGCAGTGTGGGGTAGGCACAGTCTCAGTCTCCTTGTGCTTGGTTGATTGGTTGACTGTTCCAGTATAACACAGACTTATAAGTCGTGTCTAGCAGGAGTGGGGGAGCACCAGCCAGTAGTCTGACACTCCCCCTTGCTCACTGTCAGTTAGCCAGTGAGTCGTCGTCGTCGTCGTCGTCGTCGCTATCGCTGTCGTCGTCGTCGTCGCCAGCAGCCAGCGCCTTCTGCTCTGCGCGCTCCGCGGCCTTCGCAGCCTTGCGGTCTGCCTTCTCCTGCGAGCGGACTTCTGCAAACTCGTCCACCCATGCAGCAAGGTCGGCCTTCACAGGCTCAATCGCTGCCTTAAGGGTAGCCACCATCTTGATAGCGGTAGCCCTGTCGGGGTCGCTCTCAAAGATATTGTGTGCAGCAGTCTCGAAATTGTCCACGAAACGCCCAAGCGCCTTGCTCTGCGTCGTCGCGAAACGCTCCATGCTCGTACCAGTGCTGCGCGTTCGCGCAACATAGTCGTAATTGATACCGTCCATCAGTGGAGCGTCAGGGTCATCGTCGCGGGCATCAATGAGCCCCTGACGAAACTCCTTCATCAACTGATACAGACGGGGCACGCTGGCATCCCATCCGAATGACTGCACATAAGCCTTGAATGACTTATGCTCCTGCGAGCCATCGGCATTGACGTGCAGTTTCCATGCCTCGCTATCATTGATGATAGTGAGCACTGCCACCACTGGCGCAAACTGCTTTGACGCAGTGCCGTAAGTGGTGATACGACTCGTCAATTCTGCCTCAATCCGACGCAGATGTTCCAAGTCTCCCGGCACTTCCGTAACGATGGGCCGGATGATGATGGCCTCTCTAGCCATTGGTTCTCCCTTGTGCCTTATATAAGCGGGAGAGTGGCACAGTCTCTAGGTCCGCTATCGGCTTGCTTCGCTGCTTGCCTGATGTATGCACTATAAGTCACGCTTATAAGTGCTGTCAAGTAAGCAGCGATAGCGCTGCGATTAAGGGGCGTTAATCTTCGTGCGTGATGGCTCCAAGCGCAGACTCGCGCACATAGACGATGGTGGGACGCGCCTCGCCATCGCTATAAGGATGACTTGTGTTGATGACAACAGCCCTGCCATCTTCGCCAACAGCGGTACCCAACAGCGGGACAACCCTGTCGTTGGATAGGTCTGCCAGTTTCCTTGTCAGTGCTGCGTCTGAGAAAAAGTCTGTGCCTTCCGACAGCGCTACCCTGCGACTACTGGTAACAGGGTCGTTGGCACTTGTATTAATTGCCACGTCTTGCACTCCTGTCTGCGCCTTCGTATGAGTAAAGAGGATAGGAGCGCCACCAGTCGCGCCGCCTTGCAGCCATAGCGACGGCTCGTAGTCGTCATCCTTTTCCTTAAGCGGACGGTCTGGCGTCCAACGTCCCATCAATTCTTTGACAATGACAGCAAGACGCTCCCGGTGTAAATCTCTGATATCGCGCGGACCGCCGCCTTGCGCGCTACGAAATCCACAACGGTCTGCCCACTCTTCTGCCCCGGAGCGCAGACGACTGGCGCGCCACCAAACCCACTTAGGCGGCTTGCACCACGGGTCTGCTACAAGCCACTCCCAATCACCATTGCTATTCTGTCGCGACTCTGGCGCTACCGCCATAACGTGCCCGCATGCACTCGTGCAGCAAGGTCCACCAGTCTGAGCGCTCCACACTTCCAGATGGACTAGGCGACCTTCATGCAGCATGTCCACTGCATCGTCCCATGTCTCGCCATCATCCACGCCCAATTTCATATCATAGCCATTTTCCCATGCGCGCACACCATCGGCACTCCACGACCCGCCAGACGGGTCATTGGAATAATCACGCATCTTCTTGCCAGTGGACTTTGTTTTACCTAGCGTGTGGTAATCAATGCCGGTAGCAATGGATGCGTAGCGACAATTGGAATTCTCTAGGGAAGAACCATCACGTTGCGTAACTGGCGCTGCTCTATAAGTCACGCTTATATCTCCCTGCTATCCAAATACGCTCTAGCCCAACGATACACTATCGGATGTGATGTACGCAATTCCATGTTCTCGCGTTTTACAATCGTCCACACTGCATCCAATTCTGCTTTCGCTTCCCGCGAATTGCGTACCGTTTTACGTCCGCTAGGGGGTATAACACCCATTCGTAAAATCTCCAATCGTGCAGGCTCAGGGGGTAACAACCCCCTATTCCTCTATATCCCCATGTTACCCCCTAGATAAAACTTTGTAGACCTGTGGCTCGTTAGGGCTATCAGTTTTCTTGGGTATGCGCTCCAATCTCCTAAACGAATTAGCAGGGTCAGAATACCTAGCGCACATAGTCTTAATAGACTCGCGCTTAAACGTATCCAGTGGATAGCGCTTTACCAATTGGTCATATATCTCTGCGTATGTACAATCCTTGGTTTGCAGGATACCCACAATCTTATCAATGGTAGATGTATTCTGCTCTAGCCATTGACAGGAAATGGGTTCGCCATCCTCATTAAATAGAAACGTCATCCTTACAGAAGGTTGCTTCTCGTATGAATTACCCTGCCTATAAGTCAAACTTATATCTAGCCCAGCAACAGGCTCAGGGTTCGCTTCTAGGTTCCATGTAAGCGCAGCAGCAGCGGGCAAATAAACAGAGCCATATGGGTCTACTTTTTTGCCCGGTGCTTTTGTAACGTGTGCTGTCACAACTGCGGGCAATCCGATATCTACCAATGCACGACCAAATAACACAGCCTCTTCCCGCAACAAGTCCACAGCCTTACTACTAGGCTTAGGCGCGGCCCATGCATACGAGTCCACAATTAATACATCTGCGCCAGACTCTGCCACACAGTCTCTGATATCTGGTACTAACTCTTTAATAGAGCCAGTCATTTCTTCTGCCCGATAATGAATAAAGCGCTCGTGCAATTCACTTGGTATCAATGATTGCACGCGACGATACCATTGTGAATATCGCTTCTCAAAATCTAGGCAAAGTACAGTATGGCCTTCCAGTAATAATTGGTGTGCAATCTCCACACACACAAAACCCTTACCTGTGCCCTGCTTGGCAAAGATAAGGGTAAAACCCTGTGACGCTACAATCCCATTTGCCATCAATGTTGGCTGGGATGGTTCCGGAGCCTCGCTATGACGTACCCATTTCTTTAATGGGGGAACAAGCCTAATAGGCTCTTTTTGCACAATCTCACGGCACTACTCGCACTGTCTCATATAAATGAAAATAATAACCCCCGGCGGAGACTGTGCGATCGACACCGGGGGCAGCCTTTATGATATCAGGCTCTAACCTTCAAAGTCAATCTTAACTGTGGACGCCTCGCTTCATTACTATCTTCATGCGCCCACCATTCTGTAGTGTATTTTGGATTATCTTCCCCTGCGGAAAATACACCAATCCCATATTGCTTACTACCACTATGCCATCCCCTGACGATATTTGTACATGGGAAATTCATAGCGTGCCCATTATCTGTACCTGTTCCATGCGTTACGGCACCAGTAGATGTAACACTAGGACCGGGGTAACGAGTAGCATTGGCATCATTCGGAGTGGTAGCGCCGCCTTCGCTCCACTCTTCCGTAATTCGTTTAAGAGTAATCTTGGGAGCGCTGCCGCGAGTTACCATCTGTTGGTCTGAGTTATTTACCAGTAACTCGCCTTTGACAATCTCATACACATCTTCAAAGTCAATCTCTGCAAAATCAAAGAACCCACGATAACGCCAATCATCATCTGAGCCAATCGGAATAACTGGACCCTTGCCAGCGCCAAACTGTTGTCCACCCGGAGTGCGTGCCACTACTGTAGACTTTGTACAATTATAAAGGCGCGTTACTTGTACTGTCGAAACTGGCGGGGGTTCAATTGGTGGCGGCAGTGACTCGTCGCCTTCCCATTCTTTCGCGGGAATATATGACACAATCTCAGCGGTCCATCCGGTACCAGTATCTGCAACAATCTTCCCACCCAATACGCGCGTTGGAATATCCAATTCGTATTCGGTAGCACGCACATGCATTATGTCAATCATTCCCAAATCTAGAATGTCATACAAATGCTGTACGGTCTGTGGATACATAGTACCCGGTTTGTATTGAAGCGCTGCTCCTGACCTATCTGCCAAAACATTATCAGCCCATGTTTGAGCATTTGGTACTGGTGGCTGGCGACGCAATGGAATATCTCCATAAATCGCAGCCTTGGCAGCATCAAAGGCAGTTACTGGCGACTCTGGTTGCAATACATCATATGCAACAACACGAGTGTATACATTCGAGAGACTGGCAGCCACTTGCACATTATGCATCTGGATACCATCTATCCCACCAGCAGCAAACCCATTATCTACAGGAACACCAAACGAGCGAAAGCGCAGCATTGCGTGTCTATCCATCCACACTGCAAACAGCGCATCGTATGCTGCATTTAGAATATGGGACCAAACACTTGCTTCTGCTTCTACTGGCGGTCCTACTGGCGGGTCGTACATACCCTCTTCTGTTGGCTCTACATTAATCAGTAAATCCAATCCCGCTTTCTGTAGCAGATAGCGTGCGCGCGCCCTGAGCGTATAAGGCATATTTATATCCAATTGTTGGTCTGGTGGCAGTTTGCCAACAGCCATCAACGATATGCCATCCGTCCCGCGCAATTCCCCCGTCATTTCGTCAATATCGTAATTAATCTCATCAATCAATCCGGTACGCACTACGCGCACTTCGCCAGTCTCAGGATTATGATGAGTAATACGCATTGGTCTGCCGGGACGCAATGACGCAGCAAATTGAGAGTTTCCATTACTAGGGTCTAGAATTCTGTTCGGGTCATATGTGCGAACCATCCATGAGCCAGCAGCAGCAATAGTCAATGCCCCTGCTGGGTCATCTGCGCCCCATATAACTTCAAACACCATCGTCTGTGGTGTAACGTCATTCCATTCCGCAGTCGCCCATACATCTTCGTCCCATGTCGCAACATCCCAAACAGCAGTTTCTGCACCGGGACCAAATATTTCGACATGAGCAGAGCCAATCGCTGGCAGCGGGGGAAGCGGAATTTCTGTCATCAAGAGCGACCGGGCGAAAGAATGGCACCAGCACCATTGCGACGATTGTAATTGCGAATAGCACTAGCCACGCGCGCTTCAATTACTGATGGGTCACCATAAATATTAACTACCATACCACCAGCACGAGAAGAACCGACACCAGTAGTAGCAGCAGAAGCACCACCAGTAGCAGCACTGCTACGATTAATAATCGGGCTATTATCTTCGCGGAGCAATCCCCCATTCCTAATATTCTCAATCAAGCCTTCCTGCTCAGTATTAATCAATTTAAAATCTGACAGGATACCGGGCAATTTATCGCCAATGCTTGTGAGATTAGAAATAACATCCTTTAGGAATTGAATAAACTCTACTGCTTTCTCCACAATGCTAGTAACCCAACCTAACACTTGCCCTAGCGCATTTGCCATATTAGTAATCAATGGAACGACAACAGGCAGCAATTCATTCATCAATTCGCCCAATTGCAAAAGCAACGGTCCTAGTGCTTCTGCAACGCTACTAAATGCTGTAGCCAATCCCGCACCAACAGACTCTGCCGCTTCATCAATTGCAATCTGTGCAATTGCTGCCTGTCCCGCAGTTTCTGATGCCCATGTCGCGGCTTGCCCTGCGCTAACTGCATATGCAGCATCTAGCGTTGACATTGCATCGCCAGTATGGTCTAGACCTTCAATAATCGTTCCAAGGCCACGGTCCAAGTCATTAGCAAGCGTTGACGAAATTGCTTTCGTAACTGTGTCCAAATCCTTGCCAGACCCACGCGCAATATCCATTGCACCGGGCAAATGTGACATTGCTGTGTCCAAATCGCCCGTTGCCGTTGTAAGTGCAATTATAGCATCGCGCGCTGCATCATCAGAAAAGCCTAGCGCCTGAGCATCCTTAATCGCTTTATCTGTCGCAGCACATACGTCAGCATATGCAATTCCACGCGCCTCTAGCGCTTGCTGGAAATTGGCTTCTGATTGCTGCGCTGCTGCCCCTTGCTTTGTCAAATCAGCAGTGAATTGCAATAATTTCTGCCCAGCAGCAACAACCTTTTCGATACGAGTAACTGGCAGTTTTTGCCCAAATACCGTAATCGTTTGTGTCGCAGTCTTTAGGCTTCCATCTAGCCCGGTAGTATTACCTTCAATTTCGACAGTTAGCGATGGGTTAGCCACGCCTTCGCCTCTTTTGCGGCAACACTGCCTTAACCTGTGCTAATGACAATTGCTCTGCTTCGGCGGGAGAAACATGGGCGAGCCTAACAACATTCATAACTGCTACTGCTCGCTTGTCAATCTGCTGCACAGTCTCTTCATCTAATGGTGTGCCAACAATCTTCAAATCATATGTCTGCATTTCAGCCCATGACACACTAGGCTCTATCTTACGCAGAATGACCCACGCAAACGCATACAAAAGTCTGGCACTCGCACCATCAGACATACCAGTTTTAACGCCAGCAAGCGTCTTATCAAATCTATCAGCAGGAATACCAGTAACTTCTACGATATCCAGTGCGTCTAGCAGCGTTAGTCTACTGCTATCAATATTCGCAAGGTCTAGTGAAATCTTGCGCGGCTCTGGAATATCACTAAGTATCAAATCCTGCTTTGCTTGCTGCACTGTAAATTTCCTTATTAAATGCACTTATAACGGAGTCCTGCCCATCATCCCAACTACGTTGAATTGCAAGGGTAGGCTCTACATAAATGCTGCCAAATTCCTGCACGACAGCATATGGCATAGAGTTTACAAATGATGATGCTTGCCCGGTCCAAGCAGCAGCAAGAATACCGTAACGTCTACGAGTTTTTGATTGAATAGCAGGAAGCAGAGCATTTACTGCTCCGCTCTCCGCTGCTGCTACATCAAAATCTTCTACTGCTTCCAGCGCTTTATTTACTTCTGCCTGTCCCGTAACAGTCAATTTACCAGTATTGGCGGGCATCAGGGTGCCGGGGCAGCAGGATTAAGCACCGGCTCTGCCGTAAATGGAAGCGTCACGTCAAACTCAGCAAACGTTTCAACTTCCCCGCCATATGTCACTGGCACTAGCGTAACTGTGCCTTCCACGGCAGGGGTATCATCTGTCGCAGTAGCAGTCTGCCCATGTGCATTTACGACAACAGTAGCAACCTTGCCTTTATTCTCCCACAGGAAACGTGCCAATCCTGTAGCACTATAATCCTGCGCGCCACTCATCACCAGAGCATAGGACTCCTTGCCCACATTTGACGCGACTTCTCCGTCCAATGTGGGGTAATCCACAACATCCCCCGGTGTGACTTCCACATGCACATCTTGCAGATTACCCTGAAATTCAATAGGGGTTCCAGCATCAACACTCATAGTAACGAGTGCTGACTTCATAAATAGAAGCGTAGCCATTTACACTATCTCCCTTGTTTCTGTCACTCCACGGCAAGCAGAGTAAATGACTCCACCCATCACACTATTGATTGGTCTATCCCAACCAATGCGCGACCATTGCTGCAACCCTTCTGTCGCATTACTGATGGCTTGTACAAGCGCTTCTAATTCATCAAATGTCGCACCAGAGTCTACGCGACCCGCGACTGCCCATACTTCCCAACGTTGCGTCCGTTTTCCATCTGCCATTGCTGACGGTCCAACCCAAGGTTGCGCGGGGAAGATACGGGCACAAGGAGTAGTAAATCCACCACTCCCATAAAAGACTTTAATACCTGCTGCGTCAATCGCGGTAAGTAATTGTGCGCGTGCGCTTGCTAGGCTCATCCGATACCGGGACCGTTACTGTGCCTGTCAATAAGCGGGGCAATTCCGTTTAGATAGTCACGAGCAACGCGAATTGCAGCACCTTCAATGTCTGCATATCCCGTAAGTCCAAACATTGCTTCCTTACGCTTATAACACTCAGTGCCAGCAAGCAATGCTGCCGTATTCAATTCCTCATAGAATACCGGGACAGCCCCATTCAATCTCGTAGAAATCCCATGTAGGACTGCCCCGGCACACATATCTGCCCATTGAATTTCTGATGCAGAAGGCACTTTGACACCAACGAAACCAAGGATATCTGCACCAGTTAATTCAAGAGCCATTTATAATTTCGCCTTATACCCTAACGGGACGTAGGGCAATAATTGCAAGGATGATTGCAATAATAATTAGCAGGATAACCTGCCAGTCGTCAGGACTCATCCCTACTCTTCACACCAGTATTGTACTGGCTCTCTTCCTTGGCAGATGGGTCATCGGGATGCTGTGGTGTCACAATTGCAGCATCATCCGGCGGGACGCCTTCCTTAGTCACATCATAACCAAGGTCTGCCTTCGTTAGAGTCTGCTTCCCAACATCACTAGACGTTGGGGTTTCGCTCTCAACTTCGCGAGTTTCGTCAATAACGCGCTTCTCATCACGCTGCTTTGACTTGTTCGCGTCAGACTTCTCAGTCATTTAAATACTCCTAATGTTATAAGCGTCCCTTATAACGTCAAACGTTGGTGTAAGTGTATCGCCTAACACCCTTCGGCTCTAGCACAGCAAAGCCGAAATACTGCCAAATTGCAAACACAATAGACTGCGGACCTTCGCGCTCCATCAGCCTAATATCAAGAATTGCTGACTTCCACTGACGAGCATCGTTGCGACGGGCAACAATTTCGTTAGTATCAGCAAGCAGTGCCCATGCAGGGGTCACAGGCACGCCGCCAATAACAGCACTCTGGAACCCTGCCGCGCCTTGCTGCCCAAGAGCATTCTGAGGATTAACATACGCCAGAAGCGGCCTACCGCTTGCGTCTGTTGCTCCCACCAGATTGCCCCAATCGGTAGCATTCACAAACACTGCTTCTGCTGGCAGCATACGCGCACCAGCGCCACCAGCAGCAGAGCCAGCGTAGTATGCACCCAGCGCACCAGCAAGACCAGCGTGAAGGTCTGCGCCAGCATTCCCGGTACCAGCAGTGTCAGCAATCGCACCAGACGACGGCAGTGCTTCCAGCACAAGCGCAATCTCGCGCTCCGTATCTCGCATTAGCAATTCACGCAGATGATTGCTAATGATAACGTCAGTGCCGGGGTTCGCTCCATCGACAGCCTGACGCGACACAATTGTCTCGCCACCAATCGTCTTAGGGGTCATGGGCAGCGGTCCAGTCGTAATATCAATATTCGCGACTGGCGCATTCTCTACGGTCTGCACATCAGTATCGCCCGTCGCAGTCTCAAACTTAGGAACGATAATCGGATTAGGTGCAGTAATCGTTGTGGTAGCAAAGAATGCAGAAAGCGGTCCTGAATATGCAATATCAGGAACATAAAGGTCAGGGTAGTAACTCGTGGGATATGCACCAGCAATATCGGAAGAGTCAACTGCCCTATTCATCTGCTGCGCCACATCAGTAATCAGCGCCTTATGCTGGTGCAGACGACTGATTGCATCAGAGTCTCTACTGAGCAAATCGCGAAAATAGGAATGCCCCGACTGCGGACCATAAATACTCTCCGCCCGCGTCACTTGGGCTGGGGCACCGGAAGCAACGCGGGGGAGAGAATTGCGCTCTGCATCACGCCTCTGACTGTCGGCAGCAGCATCGGTAATGAGCGCATCAATATTCGTTAGGCGATTGGTAAGAGTCTCAATCTCCTGAGTCTCACCATCATCAATGCTTCTGTTCTCTGACTCTGCCAGACTGCGAATTGTCGCAATCTGCTGAGTAATAGCACTGCGCCGCTCAGTGAGCGCAGACGTTGCCAGTGCGGGCATACCAATCCCTTCTGTGGCTCGCGCCACGCTCCTTAGTGCTACTCGCGCCTGCCTGTAGGCTGGCGCATATGAGCCTGCGATAGCAGCAAGGCGAGCATCGCTATAATGCTCAATTATATCTGCCTTCCTGCGAAACTTGCCCGGTACAAATTCAACGGAAACACCATTGATACCATTGGCAACCTGTGCGCGAGACTGTACCGCTTCTGGCATTTCCATATATGCGCCAGCGAAATACAACCCATCATCGCGCTCTTGCAAATTATCAATAGTCCCAACTGGCACGCCACCATCAACGCCGTGCCTATTCAAATATGCGATACGTTCGCCACTATTAATTGCTTGCACCATATTCGCAAATGCCCCACGAATGAAGCGCTCGCGTCCATATGACACATCAATAGTCACACCAAAAGGAAGAGCCATTCCTTCAAATCGGGATGGCTGGCCTTCCACATCGCGCACTTGGATGTTTCCAAGTGTCGTCGTTCTATGCTGTGGCATTAGCCTCTTCCTCTTCTGGCGCTGCTGTATTTCCCTTAGCGCGATTAGCAAATGACTCCGCTGCCGCTTCCGAACCCTTTACCTGTGCATCATCCAATGTATCAATATCAGGATTAGGCGGTAGACCTTCTTCGGCGCGGACTTCTTCTGCCATCATCCAAGGCTTATTACCAGTAGCAATAGCCCATGCCCGGAAACGTGCTTCCTGTCCCGCACGAGTAAGGCGCGTCATATCAATCAACATGAAACGCTCATCTTCGCTATCAGGAAGCAAATCACTAATCACATCTTGAATTGGGTCTGTAAATCCCGATAGCGTAAATCGTTCTAGACTTAGCGCTTCGTCATTCAAATTGGCATAAGTCTGAGACTGACCCGTAGGAACAATGTTAAGATACCGTGCGGGCACACCAAACAAATTTGCAACTTCAATTGATATATCCCGCTTCGCTTCAATGGCGAGAGCGTTAGCAATATCTGCACCCCACGGCTGGGCTGTCGCGCCTTTGCCAAGCACAGCAGGGTAATCCGGCCCTTTCGCTCGCCTGTCGCGCCAACGTGCAGCAATGCTTTCTGCTTGCGGGTCTGTCAATTCTTGTTCTGTAGAAATCTGCGTAACTGGTGCGCCACCCGCTTGCCAATAACGAGATTGGTAATTATCAGATGCATGCGCGCTCATCATCACATTTCGCGCCATCTGTAGAATTCCCACCAAATGCGGGGGAACACCGGGCCAAAATGCAGAGCGCATAGGAATTACATACTCGCCCGAAATCGTCCCGGCACGACCAGATATCGTATATGCAGTAGGCGGGAAGATACCAAACGGGTCTGCAAATCCAGCAGGGGAAATAGACTCGCGCGGCATTGGGATTAGGGAACCCGGCACCCCTTCATCATCCACGCCACCAGTCATATAAAGATAACTAATATCTGTCAACGCCATTGACGACACAACGCGCCAAACCCATTCACGACGCGACATAATCGCTGCGGGTCTACGCACGAGCCTAGAGACTGGCGTAATCTGCTCAGTACCTACCCATTCGGTCCATCGTTGCCCTGCGATAGCATTTGCAATCAGCGTAACGCAACGGCGCACTGCGCTAATTCCCGCCGCTTCAATGACGGAAATTGGGTACGCATAGGACGGAAGAGATAGGACGGAAGCGTAATCTAAACGAATAGCACTAGAAGAAGGAGAGGGTAATACTGTGTCGCGCTTCTGTGCTTTCGCCTGTGCCTTACGCCCCATTCATTACATAGTATAAACCTGCCTTATATCTGAGTCAAATGAAAATCTGCACAGGGGCAGCAGCACTTGCTGCTACCATACTTGCCAGTGTCGCAGCAATCGTACCAGTGGCAGGGGAACCTGAAATAGCCCAGCGCCATGCCCCTTCTGTACCAATAAACCTACGCTGCGCCCCTGCAATCTGACTATCCAAATATGGGTCATCATGCGCGAGCCTACCAGACGTTACCGCTTCCGCGAAATCAGCACATGCTTGCGCTTGCTTTGGTCCCTGCAAGGCTTTGTATGGTAGCCCTGACTCCACAGCATGGCGCTCAAATGCTGGTGCCAATGCTGACGACGCAGGATATACGATTGCATCCACTTTGACTTTTGAAGCAATCTTAGCAATCTCCACCATTACATCAGATGCAGATAGCGGCAATTCCTTACGCTGCTCTAGATGCCTGTGTACTTCTACTCCAATCCTGCCATCTGTTCTTTGTGCCGCTACAACAATCGTCGCTTCGCTTAGGTTGGCTTGAATATCAACACCAACGACATATCCATCCGATACCATCGCTGGCGCTAGGGGTTCTCTAACTCTGCACTTACCCCATGCGGCAATTGAGAATGGCGCATCCACTCTCTCATCTGCCCATCTATTCAAACGCTCGCGAACCCAATTTCCCTTCGGAAGAATTCCATGCTCCAACGCGATAGCCTGTCGCGATAGCCTACCATCTGGCAATGCGGGATTAGCCTTTGTCAATTGCTCGTAGTCTAATCCTACGTCATCATCATCAGCCATCCACCACATACCAATAAACGTGGGGTCGTGTCGCTCTGCCTGTGTATGCTGACGATATAACTGATTGTAATAACTACGCAGCACTACGCTATCTGCAAACCCTGCTGTGCTAGTCATCAGCAATAGGCTATTGTCCACAGCAGACAACGATGGCACCAGCACAGAATGCATTTCCCAATCGCGCTGTGTCAGGACTTCATCAAATGCGACTAATCCATTTGTGTGCCCACGACCGCTATCTGCTCTATTGCTCGCAGTCTCCAATACAATACCGTTGCGCTCAATCCCGCCATACATTGTGGCGCGTTGGACTTTGCCCTTCATGCTACGAGCGCTATGCCCATATGCCTTCAAATTGGCATATCCAATGATATCCCTACGCACTAAGTCATATGGGATACGCGCTTGGTTTGCGTCATGTGCCGCCATCGTCATATGACGATATGCTGCAAATGCTGGCACCTTCCAACCTTCGTCTAACAACCAGCCTACGATGCTTCGCACAATCACTGACTTGCCATTCTGGCGAGCAACACTAATCAGTGCCTGATGCGCCAGCAGGTTGCCATCAGCACCATATTCCATGATGCGATTAACAGCGTATGACTGCCACGGTCCTAACGTAATACCCAGCCTACGCTTTGCCCAGCGCTCTACCCTGCCACCATACG